CCTATTACAAGGAAAATGTAATCCTTTGCTCATTGTTTGCCAATCGTGGAAGAAATCAAGCATCCTTTGAGGAGTTTGAAAGTTTCATAAAAAACAATTTGAAAATTTAAAAATTAATAACTAATATTGCAATATGATAGAAAGATTAAAGTCAGTTCGAAGATATGCTCTTGAAAAGGGCAAGACAACTGCGTGGGTATATACTCAATTTAAAACTGGCAAATTAAAATGCTTTGTAATTGATGACATAAAATTTGTTTTGGAGGACAAATAAAATGAGCAATAAAAAACAAACGGCAGTAGAATGGTTATTTGATAAGATAACACAAAACCAAGATATTAGATGGAGAGGTACACAATATGAAGATTTATTTGAACAAGCCAAAGCAATGGAAAAGCAACAAATAGAATTAACTGCAATAAAGTGTCACTTTGAGGGAGTTAGGCAAAAAGCTAAAACAAGTGAGCAATATATTGAGTATGGGGAACAATATTATATAGAAACTTATGAGTTATAAAAACAAAGGCGATTTTATCAAATGGATGGCAAGGCAAGATAGATTTGCTTTAATAAGAACATCAAGAAACTTTCAAAGAAAATACCTATGAGCAATAAATTAATCATCGCACTAATCTGCTTACTGGCATCTATGGGATGCAATGATGAAATGGGAAATAACTTTGACAATGGCAGAGTTAAAAGAGAAAACATAATGGATGAAAGTAGGAGTGTGATATCAATCTGGACTATTGATTCGTGCGAATACATTTGGATAGTCAGAGGAAACAAATGTGGATTAACACATAAAGGTAATTGTAAAAATTGTAAAAAATGAAATACTTAATAATCATAATTTGTCTATTGGCAAGTTGCCAAAGTTATAGGGCAGAAAGTAAAATAAGTAAGCTAAAAGAATGGGGTTATCTTAAAGACTCCACGATTACTCGATATGACACGATTAGAGGATGGCAGAGAGATACATTCATCCAGTTTGATACCATCAACAAGGTTGACACTATCATCACAACAAACAACGGCATTAAGGTTGTCACATTAATCAAATGGAAAGAAAGACAAGTCAATCAAATTGTAAGTCAGAAAGACACCATCTTTGAGCATAAGTATACAACGAAAGTAATAACGCAACCATCTGGATTCACAAAAACTGGATTGATAATTGGATTCACTGCATTTTTTCTTATGTTGTTATTAATTCGATTTATAAGCAAATGGGAAAGACTATGATAATAGAAAAATTTACATCTGAAACTGACAGAACAATAGACACAATTGCAATTGGTGTTTTTAATCATTTCAAATTAGATAAACAATACCAATTGAAGGAAGGATGGGAATATTATGCATTCATAACACCAGAAAAGAATTGGATTCGACATTCTGGGAAGTTAACAAAGGAAGAAAAGCAATGGGTTATTAAACAAGAAACTAATGAACAGAATAGAACAAGATAATTACTTTGAAGACTTCATTGACCAAATGAGAAAGACAATGAGGAGCAAGTCACTTGACTATGCAGACCAAGAAGATGTCCTTTCCAATTTCAAACAAGCATCTTCAATTGCACACATCACTCCAGAGGTTGGATGCGTTCACGAATTGGCAAAGAAAGTTTCCAGATTAGGAAACATAATTGCAAAGGGTGAGATAAATAATGAAGACATTCACGATTCACTTATTGACCTTGCTAATTATTCAATCCTATTATCAATGATTGCATATGAAAACAGATGAGTTGATTGACATATTAACTAACCGATTGAAGATGCACACTTCATATGCTGGAAGAAACAGAATGAAGAATTGCGTGAGATTCTATTTTGATGAGGGGAATGGCAAGGTGATTGAGTTATCTCACCAAGAAATTGAAGACCAAGACTATATAAAACTAAAGCAATACCTATGATAATTGTATATGTAATGGTTTATTTGTTTGGAATGTTAATCACTTATTTTTGGATGAATAACGATGAGCAATTTTAAACTACAAATCACCAATGCATATATGAGCGAAGATGTCATCAATGCTTGTAAGGTTATCGGAGGCAACGAATGGGAAGACTTAAGGGGAGAGATAGTTGCCAGATTACTTGAAATGAATATGGAGAGATTGCAAGGAATCAAATCAATCAAAGGATATATGTTGATGAGTTGCTACAATCTGGGACTTGATAAGAAAAAAAAATTCAAAGACATTAACTTTGTTGAATTACCATACCAGTTGAATGAACTTGCACCAATCGACCACCAAGAATTGTTGGACAAGATTGAAGCAGACTCCAATAATCCGAAACGATTCTATCACGCAAGGGTATTCAAATATTGTATTCAATACAAGACTGCCCAGAATTTCAGTCAAGCAAGTGGGATTCCTTATAATGAAGTGAGAAGAGCATTCAATGATTACAAAAAATATATAAAACAATGGACAAAAAGATAACCTATATCGCAAATCCATCACAAGGTGTTCACTTCCATAGGCTGGAGACACCAATGAGATTAATGGCGAATGAATATAAGATAACTGAAGTTGACTTGATTGACTTGGATACGGATGCCGATGTGGTTATATTCAACCGATTACCAAATCAACCATTGAGTGTGATTGAAAAGTTGAAAGCAAAAGGCAAAAGAATCATTATGGATATAGATGATTACTGGACAAGACCAATCTGGCACGGAAACCAAATGGAAGGATATGAACACAATTACACAATTGAAATACTCAAAGCATTGAAGATGGCAGATGTTGTATGGGTAAGCACTCCATATCTTCAAGAAAGAATTGCATTGCTCCAGATTGAATCAGTCCTCATCCCGAATGCAATTGACTACAATGACCCACAATTTATCCGTGGAGAGATTAAAAGGGACAAACTGGTTGCTGGTTGGATAGGGCAAAACAATCACCACATCGACTTTCAATTGATAAGTAAAGCAGAGATATACAAGAACAATAAAATTGACTATGCAATCGGAGGGGTGAATGAGATAAATGATTATTGGTTGTATCTTGCTGGATGCTTTGGTGGAAAGGTAAAGATGTTTGAGGGTGAGACTATGGATAAGTATGGATATTTGTATAATGAATTAGACATTGTTATTCTGCCATCAGTTGCAAGAGACCATTTCTCATCTTCCAAATCCAACTTGAAAATACTTGAGGCATCTGCTCATTCACTTCCGGTTATAACAAACGGAGGATTGTACAGAGAGATAAATGGAAAGAACGGAATGCGAATTGAAAACAACTGGAACAAAGCATTGAAGAAAATGATATCATCCAGAATGATGAGAGAGGAATATGGTATTGCTTTGAATGAATGGGCAAGGAACAAATATGACATTGAACGTATAAACGAAATAAGAAAACAAACGATATGACCAACGAAGAGAAAGAAATACTCAAACCTATAATGGACAAGTATGAACTATATTTGCAAACCGATGTATCAGTCCTTAACAGAACGGACATTGAAACAATCGCAAAGTACACAAAGCCATTCTGTCAAGTGTGTTTGGATGAAATAATTGAAGCAACAAAAAAAGTATATGAAGACTATAAAATTTAAACACTCTGGAAATACTGGAGACATCATCTATTCGCTATCTGCGATAAAAGAAATATGTGAGCAAGAGAATGCTAAAGCAGTATTGTATCTATTCCTTGACAAGCCATCATCATTCACAGACAAGAGTCATCCAGTTGGAAGTGTGATGCTCAACCAAGCAATGTTTGATATGCTCAAACCATTATTGGAGAGTCAGTATTATATCTTGGATGTGTTTGAAGTTAAGAAGGAAGAGAATGCAATGGTTGACATTGACCTTGATAAGTTCAGAGATGAATACAAGAATCTTTCGGCTGGTGATATTCGGATGTGGTATGGCAATCATTTGCATTGCACCATTGATATGTCTTCTCCAGCATTAAGCATATTGCAAGAGAGCAATGACTATATTGTAATCAATCGCACTCAACGATATAACAATCCTTTAATCGATTACTCAATCATTGAGAAGTTAAATAAGAAAGTATTCTTTGTAGGCACAGAAACAGAATGGAAGGTTATGAATACACATTTCAGATGTGAGCATAAGAAGGTCAATGACTTTCTGGAGATGGCAAAACTAATTGCTGGAAGCAGTTTGTTCATCGGAAATCAATCAATGGCATTCGCAATTGCTGAACAGATGAATCATCCAAGAATACTTGAGCAGTATTTCCAAGCACCGAATGTGATTCCACAAGGAGGCACATATAATGTCTTTCACACACAACAACAATTTGAATCAATCATATGAAACTAAAATATATTTTTAATCCAATTTGGTGGCATCTAAATGACCGATATTCAAAACGATGGGATATAGAATTAAATAGAATGATTGATAGTGATAATGGAGTAATTGACTATACAAGCAATGGTATCCAATTGAATACAATAAAATTTGGAGAAATCATTGTATGGGTAGGAAATTTCCCTTATGGGTTTGGTACACCACTAAATAATTTTATCCCTAAAGACATTAGACCATCAAGAGAAACTATTGAAAGGCTTAAACAATATGTTGAGTCAAAAGAATTAAATTTAAACAAATATTAATATGGCAGAAACATCAAAGAGCAAACCAAGGAGAGAAGCATCTGGATTCTTCAAGAAATATGTGAAAGGAAAAGTGATTGACATCGGAGTTGGTCGCATTGATACATATGACGGAGCAGACCCATTGAATGAATGGTGTGAGACTTGGGACAAAGACAATGGAGATGCTCACCTTATGGAAGGTGTGCCAGATGATATGTACAATCTGGTATACAATTCACACTTGTTGGAACATCTGGAAAATCCGACATTGGCAATTCGCAACTGGTATAGAATAACTCAAAAGAATGGACACATCATTATTGCCGTTCCACACAGAGACCTATATGAAAGGAAGAAAGTATTGCCATCCAATTGGAACGAAGACCACAAGTATTTTATATTGCCAGAGAATAGTGAGCCACCAAATACTTATTCATTGCGTGGATTAATTGAAGAGGCATTGAGAGGGTTAAAGTATAGAATCATAAGCATTGATACCAATGACACATCCAACAACAAAGACCGACCAGAGGAACACGGAAACGGAGAATATCAGATTGAAGCAATTATCAAGAAAATATGAGTCTATTATTATGTGATATTAATAATAGGCAAACCAAGGCAGAGGACTGATTACGAAAAACAAAACCAATGTGGATTGAAGTATGGGAATTAACGGCAAAGCAAGAGGAAGAAGAATGGTATGACTTGTCTGAATGCAAGATAGTCTCCAGATTCTTTTTTTCCATTGACAACTTTGCAAAATACATCGATTATGATGGAACGGAATATGTGTCTTTCTACAATGGTGGGATGGAATGGATATCAATATTGACTCTGAATCAGTTTGTTGAAAATTATATCTTAAAACCTAAACACGATGAAACACAAACCAAAACAAGTGACGGACATTGACTTTCAAAGCGAGGCAACTGGGAGTCCAAAACAAGATGCAATCCTCACACTCAAGAATCTAATGTGTAAGCATATGGATGAGAGTGATGAGCAATCAATTATGTTTTACGCATATATGAATATGATTACCAAATTAAACAATATAAAATAATGGCAAGACCAAAAGACACAAAGAATATAGAGACACCAGAAATGATGTGGAAATACTTTCTTGATTATAAGACTTGGGTGAAACATAACCCAATAGAAATTGAAGATTATGTAGGTGGAGTCGGAAAGAGAGTGATAAGACAAAAGCCTCGACCATTGACCAATGAAGGATTCAATATGTATTTATATCACAATGACATAACCAAAAACTCATTTGATTATTTTAATAATAAAGATGGTGCATATGAAAATTATTCTATGGTCTGCCGTGCGATTAAGCACGAAATAAGACAACACCAGATTGAGGGTGGAATGGCTGGGATATACAATCCAAGTATAACACAACGATTGAATGGTCTGGTTGAAAAGCAAGAGACAACCATCAAGGAGCAACCATTATTCCCAGAGGAGAACAAGTAATGTTCAAACGGACAACTGCGATAAACAAGTTGTTGAAACTATCCAAGAGAAAGAGGATAGTGCAAGGTGGAACATCGGCTGGAAAAACATTCGGAATCATTCCAATCCTTATTGACTATGCCATCAAGAATCCAAGAACAGAGATAAGCATTGTGAGTGAGAGCATTCCACATTTGCGTAGGGGCTGTATCAAAGATTTCTTGAAAATTATGGAGTGGACAAATAGGTATTCGGAAGACAGATGGAATAAGACATTGCTCACATACACATTCACCAATGGAAGTTTCATTGAGTTTTTTAGTGCTGACCAAGAGAGTAAGTTAAGAGGAGCAAGGAGAAACATTCTCTATGTAAACGAGGCAAACAACTTGACATTTGAATCATATCACCAGTTGGCAATAAGAACATCACATCACATCTGGCTTGACTATAATCCATCAGCCGAATTTTGGGTGCATCAAGAATTGATAAACGATGAGGATTCCGACTTCATTATTCTAACTTATAAGGACAATGAAGCATTGCCACAATCAATTGTGCAAGATATAGAGTCAGCACAAGAGAAAGCGAAGACATCCAAGTATTGGGAGAATTGGTTTAAGGTTTATGGTCTCGGACAAGTCGGAGCAGTCCAAGGAACAATCTTCACAGATTGGAAACAAATTGATACGATTCCATCCGAAGCAAGGATGGTGATGGTTGGTCTTGACTTTGGTTATTCAGTTGACCCGACTGGAGCAGTTGCCATATACAAGTACAATGACCAATACATTCTGGATGAGTTAATCTATCAAAAGGGATTGAGCAACCGAGACATCTATCACCAATTGAAAGACATCCGTGAGTTGGTGGTGTGTGATAGTGCAGAGCCTAAATCAATTGCAGAGTTGCAGAGTTATGGATTGAAGTGTGTTGGAGCGACCAAAGGAAAGGACTCAATCAACTTTGGCATCCAGTTAATCCAGAAACAAAACTTGCTTGTCACATCAAGAAGCACCAATCTAATTAAGGAGTTGAGGTCATATGTCTGGGATGTTGACAAGAATAACAAGCCGACTGGTGTGCCAATAGATTACAACAATCACTTGCTGGATGCCCTCCGATATGGAATGACTCAAGCAGTTGGCAATCCAAACTATGGCAAGTATGCATTCGGATAAAAAATAAGTCAATTGATTATCAGCATCTTATAATCATTCTATAAAAATAATTGATTATTTAAAATTTAAAATTTGTAAATATGGATAATAGGTATATCTTTGTACCATACAATTAGATATAAATAATATGAACAACGAAATTAAAGAATCAATCGCACAAGAAATGAAAAGCACCAATGTAAGAATTGAAGCAATGATTGAAAGAAACTTTCCACAATCACAAATCAATGAATTAAGAAAAACATTAATCTGGTTACAAAAAGAATATAGCAAAGCATAATAAAAGACATTATGAAAAATCCAATGGAACAATTCACAAACAATTCTGGCGAAACAATATCAACTTGGTCAAGCCACAGACACCCAGAACACGCTCACTTAAATCAGAGTGTTAGATATACGCATATTGAATATGCCGATGGTCAAAATCATCTATATTGGCATTGTTACAATTCATCTGCAAATCACAACCATATGATTCCAAATATTACACTATCAGAAGCAAATGCAAGATATAGCAATGTTGTGTATGCAGAATTTACCTATGAGGATTCAGAGAGATGGATGGCTGAAAATAAATAAAGACCTTAAGTGTTAATTGTTAAATAGGGGAGGCAGAAATGTCTCCTCTTTTTGCGTCTATATAATTATGAAATACTCCGATATCACCATCTTACAATACCAGAGACTCATCTCTGCAACCAGACATCACACGGACAACGCATTCGAGATAGGTATTGAACTGCTAAACATCTTTGAAAACATTCCAAGGACAGAGAGTGAAGGCTGGGACATTCCAACATTCAACAAAAGGCTGGAGAGATATTCATTTCTCAATCAAGAGATGCCATCCGACAATTGGGTGAAGTCTTTTGAATTGTCTGGAGTAAATTACAAGGTGATGCAGACTCCAAACAAATGGAATGTTGGTCAGTATGTTTCAATGTCCAATCTGACCAAAGACCAATCCACAATCCTTGACAATGTCCATATAATTCTTGCCGTGATGTGTGTGGGTAAGGACAAGATGGATGTGGAGGACCGGTCAGAACATTTTCAAAACAATCTCTCAATCTCAATTGCTTATCCAATTGCTCTTTTTTTTTGCGCTGTTATGTTGAAGTTACCAGACAATTTGATGGACTATTTGAAGGGAAAGGAATCTCAAGTTGGTTTGGCATCAAGTGGAGTTGGTATGATGTGATGGTGCATTCTGTCGGTGGTAACTTTCTTCAACTGGATAGTCTATATGATAAGAATATCATTGAATGGTTGAACTTCCTTTCATACGAAAAAGACAAACAAAATTGGATACAAGAAAGCAATAATGGAAATCAATAGTGTGATAGCCGATGTCCTCAAAGAGTGGGCAGACAATTCGATTGAATCTGCCAAAGCAATCTTGATGGCAAAGGGGAAGAACACCAGAACCAATAATCTTATTCAATCAATCACGGCAACTGACATAAGTGTGAAAGGTCGGTCAATAAGTGTTGGGATTGGATTTGTAAAGAATAGCCGAAGTGAGGCAGTTGATTATTACAAATATGTTGACCAAGGTGTTGAGGGATTGGGAGGAAAGGGTATTATAAAAAAAGAGACAACTGGAGTATTCAAGTTTAAGAACAATGGCAAAGCAATTCCGACAAAAGCAATTGCGACTTGGATAACCAACAAGTCAATTCAAGTGAGGACATCAAAGAAACAAAACACAAGAGCAGTCCAGAGCGATGTCAAGGTCTTTGCATATTTTATTGCAAGGAAAATTAAGAAGACTGGATTGGGCAAGACAATGTTCTGGACCAACACATTCAATGAAAGAGCATATCAACAATTAGCAGACACAATCGAAGAACAAATTGCCACCAACTTCAAAGATGAGATTGGAAAGTCATTCACAATTAATATAAACATATGAGCATTACCATAGACCAGCAACCCAATAAGTTTTCGCCAGTTTTCAATCCAATGGAATTTTCATTCTATTCCTCATCTATATCTGGGAATCCTTTTTTCTTCTTATTGACACAACTCAAGGATGCATCATCAAATGTCATTAGCCAAAGTCGATATTCTCCAAGACCCGACAATCAACTATTCAAACACGATGTTGCACCATTGCTTGAAAAGTATGTTTCTTATGACATCTCTGGAATTGCATCACCAAGTTACGGAGTGAGACGGACAACTGGTGTATACAAAGAGTATATACTTTATTCACTTGAAGAGTATGGAGCAGTTGCATCTGGGATATCATCTGGAGCATCTTCAACATCTTCAAACAAGTTTGCTTGGAATGGGGCATTGGATTACAATGACCAGATTGGATATGACCAAGCATCGTATGTGATTGCATCTGGAACAACTGCCAAATTGCTCACAGATATGAGAGGAGATTCCATCCGATTGAAATCAACGGACACATTTGAGATAGGCATTATGACAGATGCTGGAGCGACATCACCAGTTAAGAACATTGTTGTCAAGACATACGATTATGCAAGTACATTGATTGGAACATACAAGATTGCCAATTCATTCGCAAGTGGAACAACTTCTCCAGATAAGTTTCTATCTTGTTTGGTGGGTGCTGGTGATTTAAATTCCACAACATTGACAAGTGGAAGTCAACCAGTCATCACATCATCGGTCAACTATTATGAAGTATATGTTGAGAATAATTCTGGAACAAGATGCTCCGAAATACTAACTTTCAAAATAGATAATTATTGTTATAAGGAAGATGGTGTGAGAATGTATTGGCTTAACTCATTGGGAAGGATTGATTCTTTTAATTTTAACTTTGCAAGTGATGAATCAATTTCCATCACCAAGGCATCCTTTGACCGAGTGACTGGAGCATATTCTGGCAATGTATTCTCAAGAACAAGATATGAAAGTGGAAAGACTAATTTCAGCACCATTGTAGAAAAAAAGATAAAAGTACAAAGCGATTATCTTTCAAACACGGAAGCACAATGGATGCAATATATGATTGCATCACCATTGCATTGGATGATGTACAATGGCAATCTAATTTCTGTTTATCTTGATGCAAGAGAATACAACATTCAGACAATTGAGAAGAACAAGTTATTCAATGTTGAGTTTATGGTGACATTCGGACACAAATCATACAGACAGAGATTATGAGTATAATCACAGACAATTACACAATTGACTTGGGAGACAATTCCAATCTGTCATTGACCAAATCAATATATGATATACAAGAGCCAGATAAAAGGAAGAGCAACTTTACCAAGACAATCACGATTCCATCATCGACTGCCAATGATTTAGTTTTTGCAAGTTGGTTTGATGTCAATTTTTATTTGTCCAATGACTTGCAACAACAACCATTCTTCAATCCAAATAAGAAAGCACCTTGCATCTTGCATACAAGTGAATTGGAGCAAATGACTGGTTATGCTCAAATGACTGCCATCACTTTGAATCAAGGAAAATGGGAATATGAAGTGACATTGTATGGGGAATTGCGTGACCTATTCGCAATCATCACCAACAAGAAGTTGAGTGACTTGGATTTGTCAGACTTTAATCATCCATATAACGAAACATCGATTGTCAATTCTTGGACTGCACCAACTGGGGCTGGATATGTCTATCCGATGATTGACTACGGAGACAATCACGAACATTGGGTGAATGGAGTAAACACTTCAAATGTGTTTTGGGTGACTGAACACTTCAAGCCATTTATTTATGTGAAGACAATCATTGACAAAATATTTTCAGATAGTGGATACAATTACTCCTCATCATTTTTTAACTCTGCTTTATTCAAGAAATTAATTTATCAAGGTGACATCGCTGGATTAATCAAGACCAATGAAGAGATTGAGGAGTATTCAGTTGTGGCAACCAATACAACAACACAAACATTCACCAACCTTGGGGATGACAGAACACCAGCGAATATTTATACAAACTATCCGATTCTGTATGACACGATTGATTTGGATACCAATACACAATATAATCCAGCAACTGGAACAACCACAATTCTGCAAGGTGATTATTATAATTTCTATGGAGAGTTCAGAATCAAGTTGACAAATACATCTGCTTTTAATCTGGCAGACAATATGGGGATGGCATTGTGCGTGATTGATAGTACTGGCAAAATATTAAGCACCAAGAAAGTCAAACTCAATTTGCTTGAGATGTTTCCTTTGGGTGGTGTATTCAATGCTGGAACAAGTTACACATTTAAAGCAATCCATCAAGATTTCTTGAGACTGGATGCTGGGCAACAAGTCCGTGTTTGTTTAAGGTCATTGTCTCCAAATTTATTCAAAACATATTTGAGTGTTGAGGTGACAAACATAGAAAATAGTTTTTCTTTCACTCCGTGGGCATCGACATTGTATGGCACAGATGTGAAGGTAAGCCAGATGCTTGATGACAAGATGAGCCAGAAAGATTTCTTGATGAACATTGTCAAGATGTTTAATCTCTATATTGAGCCATACCATTTCAGAGAGGGTGATGTGAACTCTGGAAAGTACAATGAATACTTGATTGAGACAAGGGATGATTACTTCACAGATGATGTGATTGATTGGACTGCCAATCTGGATTTGTCAAAAGAGTTTACAATTAAACCGGCATTCACCGAAAACAAGTATTTCAAATTTACTTATGCAAGTGACAATGACTATTTGCAAGAAAGATACAAAGCACAGACCAATCGAATCTTCGGTGATTACATTCACCAGATTGACAATGACTTCGTGAAGGAAACAAAGAAGATTGAGATTCAATTTGCACAGACTTTGATAACAGATTCATCTTTGACAAACTTTAAGACTCCAATGCCAACCATTAAGATGGACAATTCTTATGGAGACACAAGGAAAGATGGGAAGCCAAGAGTCCTTTTTTATAATGGATTGCAGAATTGTGCTGACTGGTCATTGAATGGAACACGCAAACAACAATATCCTTTGGCAACCAATTATGACGATTGGACAAATCCAACTTGTGACCTTAATTTTGGTCAACCATCTGTTGTCTATTATAATGGAGTCAATGGTGAGTTGACATTCACGAATGGCACATTATTCAATCGTTACTATTATAGACAAATCACAGAGACTACAGACAGAAATAGCAAGATAATAGAATGCTATATGAGACTGCGACCAAGTGACATTCACAATGTGTCATTCAGACCTTTGTATTTCATCAATAACGCTTATTACAGATTGTATGAAATCATAGACCACAACTATGAGCAGACAACAATGTGCAGATTCTTGAAGATAAATGAAGCATCACCAATCACCAATGCATTGGTCAAGACAAGGGGAGCAAGAATCACAACAACTGGAACAAAGGACAAGACACCATACAAGGATGGAAGCAATCAATCGAATCCAATTAAAAATGGATATGGATTATGGAAGACTGGTGGAGGGGTGGTGATTGCTGATGGTGTTCTGACAAATGGATATACAAAAGGGATTGCTGGAAGTAATATATTGCAAGGAGGATTGGCAACAAGTGAAATTGTGCGTGACAACATCATTGATTTAGGTTTTAATTATCTAAATAGTGTGACAAGTGATTATACCATAACTGGAATGGAGGGAAGTCCATTGTATATAATAGTTGACACAACGGCTGGGAATGTGACCATCACTCTTCCAGAGGAAGTTGCAAACGATGGTAAGGTTTATTACATCTATAAGAGTGTGATTGCTCACAAAGTATTGGTCAACAAACACGATGCAACTTTGAAGAAAGAAATAAACGGCAAAGAAGGACACAAGTATATGATTATTGGGGGTGATGTGGTTGAATTAATTTAAAAATAAAATGGCTGAAAATATAGTATTAAAAATAGATGTGCAGAATGCCAACTCCGTGGGTGAGGCATCGAAACAAGTTGGGAATATTAAGAAAGAATTAAAAGACTTAACCAAGTTATTATCATCTGGTCAATTAACGGCTGACCAATTCGAAGAGGTCAGCAAACGTGCTGGAGAATTAAAAGACCAGATTGCAGATGTTAATCAACAAGTGAAAAACTTGGCATCTGATTCCAAGACACTCGATGGGTATGTTGGAGTTGCAACTGGAATCACGGCTGGATTTAGTGCAGTTCAAGGTTCGATGGCATTGTTTGGTGATGAATCGGAAAATGTTCAGAAAGCATTGTTGAAGGTGCAAGGAGCAACGGCAATGTTGTCTGGATTCCAAGAGATACAGAATGCTCTCCAAAAGGAAAGCACCTTTATGATGGGTATTGCTGACTTAAGGGCGAAGGCATTATCACTTTCAACACGATTATATTCATTCGCAACTGGGAGTGCAACGGCATCCACTAATGCTTTCAGAATTGCAATGATAGGATTGACAACGGCTGGAATTGGTATTGCATTGGTGATGCTTGGAAAGTATGTTGAGCAAATGAATCGCCAGAAAGAAGCAGAGGATAAGCGAATGGAATCATTGAAAGAATATAATGATGAATTGATTCAAAACACTGCCCAATCAAATCAGCAAATTTCTAAAATTGAGGAATATCAATCTGTGCTGAATGATGGCAACAAAACATTAGAGCAAAAGAAAGGTGTATACAAAGAATTGCAGACCTTGATTCCATCTCTGACAAATTATACCTATGAACAAGCCACGGCTGAAGGAGTATTGAACAAGGCAATTCAGAATGAAATTGCTTTAATTGGATTAAGAGCGAAAGCAACTGCCCTTGAGAATTATGTGGTTAAGGAAGAGGAGAAGAAACTGGCTCAACAACAACTATTGAATGCTGTTAAGGAGGTAAATGATTTATCAAAAATAAATAAATTAAAAGCAGAGGGTAACATTGTCACAGATATAAGCACAAAGAACATTGTTAAGTCATTGACTCCATTGGAGCAACTTGCAAAGGTGAATCAAGACATCCTTGACTTGCAGACAAAACAGAATGTGATTGCAGACAAAGGAGCAAAGATAAATGCAAACAAGCCAAAGCCAAAGGAGACAGATGCCGAGAGAGATGCAAGAGTTAAAAAGCTAATTGCAGAACAAGATGCAAGAGATAAGGCTCAAGAGTTGGAATTGGCTGAAGACAATGTTGACAAATATGCAAAGATAAGAGAAGTTGACACAGAGAATATTAAGAAAGAATCAGAAAAGAGATTGTTTGCCGTTGGCAGATATAACCAAGAAGTCATCATTGCTGAACAATCTTTATTGGATGCAAAAAGGAATGCACTTGAAACTGGATTCAACATTGCCCAACAATTTGCTGGTAAAAACAAAACATTGTCAGATACCTTATTCGCAATTCAGAAAGGAGTTGCCATTGCCCAGATTATTATTGATACACAAAAAGAGATTGCTGGTTATTCTGCCAATCCGACTTGGTCATTGATGCCAGATGGAGGTGCATCATTAAAGATACCAGCAATTGCATCGGCAAAGATACGAGCAGTCACCTCTATTGCAACTATCGGAGCAACTACCATCGGAAAGTTTATGAATGGAGGAGGAGGAGGAGTTGGAGGAGGAAATAGTGGTGGCAGTTCTGGTCCATCATTGAGAGCATTCCAAACAAATCTTCCAGAGCAACAAGGTGGAGGCAGTTCGAACGCAATGAAAGTGTATGTCACAGAGACAGACATTCGCAAGACCACAAAAAAAACAAATAGCATCTATTCACAAGCAGAGGTTGAATAAGTTAATTCTTAAAAATAATTAGTCTATACTTATAAATGGAATTACCAGTAATCGAACTTACCATAGATGACATCGACTTGGACAGAGTTGAGATGATTGCATTGGTGGACACACCAGCCATAATGAGAAACTGGATGGCATTCAATTCTCAAGAGACAATTCAATTCAAAGCAGTTGATTCAGAAAAGAGAATCATTGCTGGTGCTTTGATGATTCCAGACTTCAACATCTTCCGTGTGAAAGATGAGAAACAATTCTTTGTGAGATTCTCAAGGGAAACAATCGAAGCAATTGTCAATAAGTTTATGAAGGAAGGCAGAGTGAGTGCATTCAATTATATGCACGATGAAAAATCTCCATTGTCTGACATCTACATTCAGCAATCATTCATCATCGACTCTGAAAAGGGTATGAACACACCAGAAGGAATGGACATATTACCCAATGGGACTTGGTTCGGATATATCAAAGTTGACAATGATGAAATATGGAATGACTTTGTTAAGACTGGCAAGTTAAAAGGATTTAGTGTGGAGGGTAATTTCTCACAAAAAGAACAATTCAATTCAATTATAATGACAAAAATAGAAACAATGCTGGAAAGATTAGAGAAGAAATTCTTCTCATCTGATGAGGCAAAAAAAGTATTCGCATCTGCGAAATTAACTGATGGAACAGAAATCACTTACGAAGGTGAGTTGACAGAAGGCACACCAATAATGTTGGCTGATGGCAGTCCAGCACCAGATGGTGACCACACAATTGAGGATGGTACAATTGTCACAATTTCTGGAGGAATCGTGACGGCAATTGCCAAGCCAGAGGAAGCACCAAGTATGGAAGATATGAGTGCTGAAATGAAAAGTGAAATCGAAGCATTGAAGTTATCAGTTGCTGAATTAAAGTCAGCAATGGAAAGCAACAAGCCACAAGATTTCTCAAGTGACATTGCAAGTCTTAAAGAAACTCAAAAAGAATTATTTGAAACCATCAAAGCATTCAATGAGAGCAAAGATGTAACAAGCAAAGCAAACAACTTTAAGAAAGCCGAAGTAAAAATCAGCAACAAAATTAATGCTATGGCAGAAAGATTCGCAAAAGAAGGTAATTTAAATTAAAAAAAACAAATCAATAAAATGAAATTAAAATTCGGTTATGATGTAAGTGGGTTAGCCGTTTATGTCAATGAGGAAAAACTTCCTCTATTTATGAAGAGTGTATTCGCTGGAGAATCTGCTCAAATGTTTACCATCCAAGAAGGCATCAAATACAAAGATGTGATTAACATAATGGACCAGCAAGTGTATATGAGAGCGAACACTGGATGTTCAACTTTCACTGCGTCTGGAAACCAAATCTTCACACAAAAAGAAATCAGTGTTGATGGTATCATTCACGAAACTGCTTTGTGTCCTAATGACCTTGAGAATTACTGGGCAAGAGTTGGTCTTCAAACTGGTCAATACTATGATACAATGGCATTCGAATCTGAATGGTCGGCTTACTATACTGCATTGATTAATGCTGAAGTTGAAAAACAAATCTGGGAAGGTAACAAATCAACTGGGACTGGCAACTTGGCTTTAGTGAATGGTATCTTGAAAGCAGTTGATGGTGATACGGCTTGTATCGATGCGAATGTGACGGCTGGTTCTTACACTCAAAAGACTTCAATTACTGCATCAAATGTCATTGAAATATTTGAGCAAATGATTACTAAATTACCTCAATCAATTGAGGGTGCTGAAGATTTATTCTTTGCTTGTTCTTGGTCAACTTTCAAGAAATTACTTTCTGCTTTCAGAACATTGAACAATTACTATGTAGATGTGAACACTCCGAATCCATATACAACTGGTGAATACACATTGCCAACTTGGGGAATCAAAGTGAAAGCATTCAAAGGTTTAACCAGCGAAAGAATTGTTTTGACAAGAGTAAGCAATATTGTGCTTGGAACAGATTTGAGAAATGACTTCGAAGGTTTCCAAGTTTGGTATGAGCAAAAGGATGACAAAATTCTTACCAGATTGAAATACAAATTGGGTGCTGAAGTTGTTATCGGTTCAGAGGTTGTTGAATATACAAATAAATAATTAACTTATGCCGTGTATTCTAACATCTGGATTTACACTTCCTTGTCGCAAGTCGATGGGTGGAGTGCAGAAAGTATACATAACTGAGTTATCTAATGAGGCAACATTTGTTGTTGCATCTGGAGTTGTAACTACATTCACATTAACTGCTCCCAAGAAGTTTTTTGAATACAATTTGACAATGGGTGGTTCTTCAGCGACTGCAACTATCGGAGGCGATAGAGCAGTTGGTTCAAGATTCTACACTCATTCAGTTACAATTCAATTGCCTAAATTCGAAACGGCAATTAGAAACGAAATTATGTTACTTGCCCAAAACACTTTGATGATTATTGTCCTTGACCAGAATGGAAAGTATTTCTTGTATGGTCATAGCTT